ACACATCCCACTGTGATATGTCTATGTTGTGTGGGTCTAGCTCATAGAACAAGTAAGACATGTTCTCTATTTGTGAGACATCTATGTCATTCAAGTCACAGTCTTTGTCTTTACTAAGCCTTTTAGCTAAGACAATCTCAAGCTCTTTCTTTGTTTTTGGCTTGAATTCCTTACTATGCCTGTAATGTGATTGCTTTGTGACAACCAGCTTCTCTATTATATAGTCATGTATCTTTTTCATACCATCTTGGTTTTTCTTTCATTGCATAGCAGCCAACAAGCATGTAGTTCATGTTCTTCACTCTTGACACATCCCAATGTGAGATGTCACTGTTGAAAGTCTCACAAAAAGCGAACATCCCATTCATTGTCTCAACACTTGACACATCCCATTGTGAGAGGTCTGAGTTGAAGATATTGCAATCATAGAACATCCCTAGCATGTTCTTGACATTTGACACATCCCATTGTGAGAGATCAGAGTTGAAGCTTGAGCATTGGAAGAACATGCTCTGCATGTCTTCTACTTTAGACACATCCCAACTAGACAAGTCACTGTTGAACTTAGTGCAAATAGAGAACATGTGATTCATGCTCTTGACTTTAGACACATTCCATTGTGATATGTCTATGTTGTGTGGATCTAGTCCTCTAAACAAGTATGACATGTCTTCTACCTGTGACACATCAATGTCATTCAAGTCAGCATCTTTGTCTTTCTTGAGCCTCTTCTTCAGTATCTTGATGAGCTCTTCTCTAGTCTTCGGGCAGCAAGAGTGCAAAGTAGCTTTGCCAGACACACTAAGCTTCTCCAATATGTAGTCTGATAGTCTATGCATCACAATCATTTAGTAGTTAATTAAAAATAAAATGCACCTACCTAATTGATGTTGGCAGATGCATAGCATTCTGGAAATTCTACTTTGTCTTGCAAATGGTTGTCAGCAATGAACTTGTCCATCTCATCTGTTGCTTTCACCCAGTCCCTCTCAACTGACATATGGATGACTTCACTTGATATGGTGAGCATCAACACTCTAGTCTTCTTGACCAGCTCAATGCAATAGAACAGACCATTTGGCTTGACATGAATCTCATAGATTGTCTTCTTGAAACCCATACTCCAAGCAAATGTTTCTTAAAAATAACTAGTGCTAAGATGCTTTGGTCTTTTGCACTTTGATGGCAATGTCAAGCAATGCATCAACAAGCTCATCTCTTGTTGAGCTAGCATATGATGTATGCCCAAGCTTCCTATAATTGCAATGCCAGCCACTTGAAGACTTGTGCACTATTAGCCGGTCTCTCTCATAGTCTGTCTCTAATAGCTTCTCTAGAGCTAGCATTGACCATGCTGGCACAGCATCTGCTGGCTTGCAAGCCAGTTATTGTGACAGGTTGCCATCACTATCATACCAAGCATCTGACATCTTGCTGCCTACCATCTTGCATAGCTCTAGTGATTGCTCTAGTGATGTGAACAGCTTGCTTGTAGTGTTGTTTGTAGTTTCCAAGAAATCATCTGGTGTATTTGGCAAGAACTCTATCGCTTCAGGACTATGTAGTGGCTTGGCCACCAATGCTCTTCAATCTCCACTAATGAGTCTTCTGTCATCTTCATTCTGACAAGCTTGCATAGCTCAGCACTAACCATCCTCTGTGTCTTGCCATTGAGCTCTATAGTTGCAGATGGCTTGCCAGTGCTATTGCTAGTGATGCTAGTCACTCTTGCCATCACAACCTTTGGTGACTTCACTATAGTGTCATTATAGAAATCCAGCACTAATGACTTGTATCTCACTAGCATCATGTTGCCATCATCATTGAGGACTTCATAGTTAGTCTTCATTGGTGTCATCAGCAATGCTGCCAAGAGCATTGCAACTACAAGTAAAAATACTCTCTTCATCTCACATCCATCATAGTTTTGTGATCATTCTCAATAAATCTGGCAACCATCTCTGACATAGCTTGCTCAAGCTGCCACTCTGACAGCTCAATAGCTTCAAACAGCACTTTCTTGGTGTTGCCAAAGTCATATGTGATGTAAGATCCATGGTATCCATACAACCCTTCTCTTGTCTTGTACTTCCAAGGCACAACTTCTTTGTAGTATCTAGCCATCCCTATCTTGATGGCTCCTGGTGATTTCTTGAACATCATGACTTATTTGTTTCTAGTATTGTGATCATCATAGAAGATGTCTAGTTGCTTAGTGTCTATTAGCTTTGGCTTCATAGTGATGATCTTCTCATCCACATGAGGCTTGCCTATCAGCAATGGGCTGTCTTTGAAGTGCTGGTTATCATGCCTGTCTCTGCACTTCTCAAAGTCTGATGATGCATAGCAGTATTGGCAATTGTGCATGCATGTGTCATACTCTCCAATAGAGTGGTTTGGGTAGCAATGGCAGCCAAACTGTGTCTTCTCATTGTTGTCCCTAGGCCACAATCCAAGAGAGTTCAGCATGCTCTTGTCTATGCAGCTCCTTGGAGACAGCCCATCCACCTCATTGGCAAATTGCAATGCAGATCCACAAGCTTGCAGCTCTATGCCATGCTGTGAAGCTATAGCAACAATCTCCTTGATGAGGCTCTTCTTCTCTTGGTGTGCCATCTCAACTAAGCTAGGCATGCGACGCTTCACTTTTGGATACATTGACACAAAGTTGATGACACACCTCATGGCATGTCCATCAAGCATGCCGCACAGCTTGGTGAAGTTCTTGATGTGCCAGCTATAGTCAACCTCATTGCACACAAGTATTGGGTCATATCTCCATATGCAACGCTCTTTGCCATACTTCTCAACTAGCTGCTTGTAAGTCTCTATTGAGTGCTCAATGCTTGGCACATTCACCTCTATAGTCTTAGGATATCCTGTTATAGTGTAGTGGAAGAAAGACTTGAACTTTGATGTGATCTCATCAAGACTCGGCAATATCTTAGAGTAGTCTTTGCTGCACCACATGATAGCTTCTACATGGCTATCATCTAAGACTATCTTGTGCAATGTGCTTGGGCATGTTGGATTACGGTACATCAAGTACCCTTGCTTGAATCTCTCTAGTATCCACTCATGGTAGAATGCTGCAATGTCTGTCCTAAAGTCTATGCTCAGTATCATATGTATAGCTAACTCAAAAAACCAACCATAAATTAACATAGTCAAATTCAACAATTTTATTTTTAACAAATGTATGTTTGCAAGGATATATAGAGCAAAGATGATATTTGGTAATTTAGAACAAGTGCTAGAAGGCAACCAGACAATTGTTGAGGCAATGCAGCTCCAAGACAATGGGTTTGGCGCACAGAATACGACAAAGCGACGTGGCGCCATATCTAAGATACTCAAGGCATTGTCTCACTATGGCATGAGCTATGATGATGATGTGTACAAGAACATGGTTGCTATTCCAGCAGACAAAGAGCTCCAGCCAAAAGATCCAATGACTATGCAGTCACTATATGGGTCAACATCATTCATGAACAACTGGAAAATAAAGAGTGAAGAAGACAAGGCATTCAGAGAGAAGACTCTAGACCAAAAGAGGCAAATACTCAGGAAGATGGCTATGAATTCTGAGCTTGAAGACATACTTGATGTGATGACCAATGAGTGCATAGTGTATGATGATGAAGAAGCATACATATGCAAGCCATTCTTAGACACTGCCCTCATCCAAGAGCTGAATGAGAAGAATGCACAAGAGATAAATGCATCAATAGAGTCATCATTCTACAAGATATACTTGCTCTTGAACTGGAAGAGGAATGCTTGGGCAGTCTTCAAGAGATACCTCATTGATGGTGTATTGTCATATGAGATTGTGTATGATGACTTGGCTAGTCCAAAGTCAATACGTGGGATAGTTGACTTAGACCCATGCACACTCACAAGAGTAGTTGAAGATGGCATAACATACTGGTACCAGTTCAAAGGCATGAATGGTCGTGAAAGGAAGCTCCTAGACTCACAAGTCATATACATAAAGTATGAAGACAGTGGAGTGTCAGAGAGGCAGTCTTATCTTGAGAGGCTCATTCGCCCATTCAACTTGTATCGCATAGTTGAGCAAGCTCAAGTGATATGGACCGTCACGCAGTCAAGCTTCAAGACAATGTTCACCATCCCTGTCAATGGCATGAACAAGGCAAAGGGAATGCAGACACTCTCACAAGCAATGAACAGATACAAAGAAGATGTGTCATTCAATGTTGACACCGGTGAGCTGATGGTGAATGGCAAGATGAACCTCCCATTCAACAAAGAGTATTGGATGCCAGAGAATGAGCAAGGCACACCATCTATTGAGACAATAGTTGACAGCGGACCACAACTGAATGACTCTGAGCAATTGAAGTGGTTCAAAGACAATTTGTTGAAAGTGTCAAAGATACCAAGCTCTAGGTTTGACAAAGATTCACAGTCTACTTGGTTTGGCAGTGATCCAACACAGCAGCTTAGAGAGGAGATCAACTTCTCAAGGTTTGTGAAGCGCCTCAGGAACACATTCTCTGAGATAATGCTAAAGCCATTGAGGATGCAATTGACACTCTCCATACCAGACATAAAGAATGACAAGAGGATACTAGATGCAGTGTCATTGCGATGGAACAGCTACAACCAGTTTGAGGAGATGGCAAACATTGAGATAATGAACAAGCGCATTGAGTTCATTGGTACTATGAAAGACAGCCTTGTCATCACTAACAAAGATGGTGAAGAAGAGCCATACTTCTCACCAAAGTTCTTGATATTGAAGTATCTGAAGATGTCTGCCGCAGATCTTGAGCTCAATGAGAAGTACAAGCTTGAAGAGAAGATTGCTGCTATGAATGATGAAGACACTGGTGAAGATGAAGAAGAGCCACAAGAGGAGGAAGAGGCAATGCCAGGTGAAAGCGAAGAGGCTAGTGAAGAGGCTGGTGAAGAGCCTAATGAAGAGCCAGAAGAAGACAATGCAACAATAGATGATGAGATGCTTGGTGATGTCCAACCAGAGTCACCAGAGACAACTCAAGCATGATTAGCTATGGACAAGATTTCACATTACATATCAGAGAAGCTGAGAGTGTCAGCCTTTATGCACTCCGAGAAGCCAAAGACACTTGCAGACTTGATCAGCATTGTTGAAGAGAGGATACGCAAAGACCACAACTGTGACTTGAATGACATAGATGTCTCACAAATAGAGAACATGTCTTACTTGTTCTATGAGCTAGACCCACACAACATAGACATATCACAGTGGGATGTGTCTAATGTCAAGAACATGAAGTGCATGTTCTACTATTGCAAGAACTTCAACTGCGACTTGTCTAGCTGGGACACATCTAGTTGCCTGTCTATGAATGGCATGTTCTTCAAATGCAAGAGCTTCAACAGTGACTTGTCTCAATGGGATGTGTCAAATGTAGAGGACATGAGTGGGATGCTCATGGGGTGCACAAGCTTCAACTCAGATCTGTCACAATGGGACTTGTCAAGTGTTGAGACAACTCTGTGCATGTTCTCTGGTTGCAAGAAATTCAACTGTGACTTATCTCAGTGGCACATGCCAAACAACAAGGACATGCGGAAAATGCTATTAGACACTACATCAATGAAGAAGAAGCCAATTTGGTATAAGAGCATATGAAAGAGATTGTAAAATACATATTAGAAAAGCTGGTTGTATCTAAAGCTAGCAAACAAACAAGCTATTCTTGCCAGCCTAATACTAAAGTCGAGCTTAAGAAGATCTTAGAAGAGAGGCTAAAGAAAGACAAAAGCTGTGACTTGAATGACATTGATGTGTCATTGATAGAAGACATGTCTTACTTGTTTTGCTATTTAGATCCACACAACATAGACATCTCACAATGGGATGTGTCTAGAGTTACTAAGATGACAAACATGTTTTATCGTTGCCATAATTTCAACTGTGACTTGTCTCAGTGGGATATGTCTAGTGTTGAATACACAAACTACATGTTCTACAATTGCAAGAATTTCAACTGTGACTTGTCTCAGTGGGATGTGTCTAATGTCAGGTGCTCATCATACATGTTCTATGGTTGTGAGTCACTGAATTGTGACTTGTCTGGATGGGACATGCCAAGAGCTAGGGGATACAAGAACAAGGTAGGCATGTTTGGCTTGTGCAATTCACTTGAGAACAATCCTGCTTGGTACATCAAATGAATAACATATAGCACAATAGATGAAGAAGCTTTCAGAATACATGTCACAACAGAAGCAATATGCAGACATAGCTTGCATGTCGCCAAGTAGGAAGATCTTAGTGTTGCGAAGAGCAAACTACATCAAGAAGTTTGGTGGATATTGGGGATTGCCTGGTGGCACATTTGACATGAAGAGAGACAAGACATTGCTAGACACGGCGATCAATGAGCTTGAAGAAGAGACAGGCATATCATTGTCAGATAGTGAGAAAGCATCAGTGCATGAGCTTTGGAGAGTTGAGCATGATGACAAGTCATCTACAACATTGTTCATCTTGTATCTTGAGAGAGAATGCACAGTGAAGCTGTCACGTGAGCACTCATTATTCAAGTGGGTGGACACAACAGATGGGTTGAGAGGAAAGCTAATGCCACAACTGGCTAAGACAATAGAATACATGAAAGACAACAAGACATATAAGGAGATATGAGAGAATTCACTAGATTCAACAAGATGAATGCCATCAGCTTGCAGAAGATGATGCTTGATGAAGAAGCTAGCAGCAAGCTGGCTCACATGGATGGCATGCGGATAAATGAGTGCTGCAACTGTTGCAACTGCAAATGCGATAGCATAGAGTGCGGCCAATCACGCCAATTTGCATGGTATTACAATGAGAGTGATATATGCAATATGCTGAAGTGCAAGCCAAAGGTTTGTGAGTTGAGCAACTTAGCATTGCAGTTCAACAACAGCAGAGTGATGTTTTCAGACTCAGATGCACCGCTTGCAACACAAGAGCCATTGTACTTCAAAGACAAAGACTTGTCATGTGATGGCCTATGCCAAGCAAATGAAGACATACAACACAACAAGATGCTGCATGACATGGTGACAAGCCTTGCTAGCAATCTAGGCTTGCAAGCACCAGTGGTGCTAGAGAGAAAAGACAAGTCAATACAGTTGTTCTTCATAAAGGCTACTGGCACTAATGGACAAGAAGGAAGCATCAAGTCATCACTATTAGAAGTGTACAACTTGCTGAATTCACTTGACAGCACCTGTGGAGTGGCTAATGCCCAAGTTCTAGATGTGTCAATAGACAGTGTTGACGACTTGTATGACTTTGTTGTCACATGTGATGTTGACATGATAGCATTGTATACTAAAGCAAAACAAGATATCATGATGATGCAAGATGAAGCTGAGTGACTATGAGATATTGCCTGGTGTTGTTCTAGATGCTGAAGATCCAAAGAAGATTGGCAGAGTTAGAGCTAGTGTCCCAACTTGGTTTGACACCGATGTGATAGAGCAAGATGCATTGCCATGGATATCACCTTTCACAATGTCAGGCTACCAGTCATTCACCAAGCTTGAGAATGGGCGAAAGATATGGGTGATGCACAACTCAAAGAATGAAGAAGAGTGGTGGTATTTCCCAATGTTTGAGCAGAATTCACTGACAAAGCAAATAGCCAGCGGGTATGATGACACTGAGATACTTGTCTCTAGGACATTTGGTGACAATGGTGACACTATAATATCTTACAACAGCCACGAAGGGATAGTCTTGTCTGTTGGTGAGACAAGAATCAACATAACACCAAGCAGAGAGATACACATAGATGATGGGAAGTCATCATTTGACATTGTCGGAGGGAACATATCTATAGGCGACAAGTCTAAGGAGATGCAACAAGCTGTGATGGGCCAGACATTGAAAGACTCACTAGACTCTCTAGGTGCTAGCTTGATATCCATTGGCTCTAAGATGGCAGGCAACCAGTTCACATCACCATTTAGTGCTGACTTCATAAAAATGGGGAAAAACTTGAAAGAAGAATGCACAAAGCTGTTGTCAGACACTATAAAGACATCTAAATGACTGCAAGATGGAAGACTACAATGATGGATCAAAGCAGCAAGGCATACTTGATGGGCTAGACATAACTACATTGAATGCCTTGAAAGAAGCACAGAAAGACTGGAATGGTGACTTCAAGAGTGGTGAGAAGACTAATGTCTTAGACAACTTGAAAGAGATTGAGAGCAACACTTCAAGTGCAATGCAGCTAGTTGATGCCATCATAACACCAAAGCTCACAACATATGTGTCTGCTTACATAACAAATGTTGTAGCAGAGAAGATGAATAGTGCAATGAAAGAGATGCTGTACTTTGATGCATCATCTATAGTGAACAATGTGTCAAAGTACATGCCTGAATACTTGATGTCTGCAGGTGACTTGATGGGAGAGCTCTTGAAGTCAAGAGAAGAGATGAATGACTCATTGGTTGAAGACACACAGAAGAAGCTTGTTGAAGACATCAATGACTACATATCTAATGCAACATCTAATGTTGCATCAAACATAAACAGTGAGCTAGAGAAAGTAGTCCCAACTATGCAAAGCATAGCTAAGTACTCACAGATGGGCCCTGCATGGGTACAGAAGAGTGTTGACAAAGCTGTAGCCAAAATACTGTCTAACACAACAAGCTTCATTGATGATGCAACTGCTAAGATAAACTTGCAAAAGGAAAAGTTCATCAATAGCTTATCTAGGACATTAGCACAAAAGAAATCTGATGAGATAAACGAGAAATCAAAAGAAAGCACAAAAGACCAGCTTGATGATATCGCAAAGAAGAAATCTGAAGCTATATCAAAGGCTAAGACAGCAATAACAAATGCAAAGCTAAAGCTGTTTGCATTGATAGGAGCTTGACATATAGCAAATAGGATATTGATGTTGGGAGATTTGTTCAATAATAGATATATCTATTATGGATGCAATACTAATCAATATTATTATAATGATAATTATAGTGCAAATAAAGATTATGATTCATTATATGGTGGTGGATATCTCCCATATACAGAATATCAAAGACTAGCAACAAGGAAGAATGCATTAGACTTTGGCTTCACCACAACCACCCCCCTGGCTAACAACAACCTCTTGATCACTGATGCATCAAAGCCATTCTCATGGCGCATGACTTGGCCAAGCAACATACAATTTAAAGATGATCCACATACTCCAAGAATATTGAAATTCAGGATACAAATAGTGAATCCCAAAATACACTATGATAGTCGTACTGATAGCAAAGCTGTTGCTGCCAACTATATGGATCTAAACTCTTATTATTGGTATTTTAGATATGGTGCCACTGGCTATGGGAAATGGAGTGATATCTCATATCAAGTTCCTGGACTAGTAGGTGATATTGACCGGCTAGAATATTTTGGATGTAGTGAAGATGCATTTTTTAGTTGGGATGAGGTTTCTGACACTCATTGTTATATATTCTCTGAGCCAATATATACCAGTGGGTGGGTGAATTTCCCAATAAACTACACTTCTACAACATCTTTGACTGGACAGTTCACATTCAACTTCAATAATTGGAGAAATATAGACTATTCTATATATAGTGATGATGTAAGATATTATTGGAGTAATGATAGTGGGCATGATGGAGTTGAATCTATATATAGCTTGTATTGTGTAGTTGACTACCTAATATATGTCCCAGACACATATATTCCTGGGTCACCAACCAGAACAACTCAAACTATATTTGTACAAAAGATAATATTCATTGGTGATGACTTGCATAACATAGTTGACACTAACTATGAGACTGATGACCCAAATGATTGGTCTCACTTCCGATATAGTCCATTTGGCTATAACTTCACTGGCCAACTTGGCCTTTGGGATTCATTGCCTTTGGATGATTTTCCAAGAGTCATTAATTGCGATAAACGACCATTCTGGCAAAATTACATAATCGGCAGTTTCACTAAACATACCCCAATGACTTTTATAAAGAACTTTGTGAAGAATAGGTTGAACATTGGGCTTAGCAATATATTTCCATGGAAATTACGTGCATACCCAGATAGTAATACAAGTTCATGGAATCAACCTTGGTATGCTAATGTGTATGTTAGTTGATATGTTTATTCTTATCAAAAAGCTTTCTTTAAACAATGGGAAGGGTACTAGAATTAGATTGGCTATATCACCATTTTGATGATCAAAATAGTGTGTTTGGTAGTAGTTTGTCTACTACAGAGAGGCATCGCCTAGCAACAAGGAAGAATGCTACAGATGTTGGGTTCACCACAATAAGCCCTAATGTCAACAACAACAACATATTAGTTGATGGTGCATCAAAGCCATTCTCTTGGCGCTTCAACTGGACTAATGCAACATTCTCCAGTGGCACTATTGGGCAATTCAGGATACAAATAGTGAACCCAAAGAGATACCAAGTATATAGTGATCCACCAAACAACTGTACAATAGTATCTACTCATTCACAATTCACAGAGCCAATATATGACTCCGGGTGGCAGACATTCCCAACAAGCACATCTACCAAAGAGATGACTGGCAACTTCACATTCAACATTAGCTCTTGGGAAAATATAGACTGGTATGTTGAGTCTGACACTGCTAGAGATGAAGATCCTGATTGGTCATATGACCAAAACATATATTCAATATATTGTGTAGTTGACTACAAGAGGAAGAGTGACAACCATGAATACCAAGCAGGCATGTTTGTTGGTGATGATTGGAATGACATATACAATGATCCATCTTATTATGTTGACCAATTAGAGAGAGGACAGAGTGGTAGTGTAGGACAATGGGTAGTGTGGAATTGGGACAGTACACCTCATGGGGTGAAGAGGCCTTTGACGCACTATACACCAATGACATTCAACAATGTGTTTGTGAAGAACAAGATAAACATAGAGTTGTTTGGGACATTCAACTTCGCAAGCACAAGTGACCTGATATGGCATGCACATACATATGTGAATTAATGCCAACCTATTTCTAAATATCCAAAAATATATGGTTCACTTAAGATATTATGAAAACAATAGTCAACAACTTCATACCATTTAGTGGATACTTGGCAATAAACATATTTGGCTTTCTATTTGTCAGGAGAGGAATGCAAAGCCATATTGATGCAAAGGCTATAAACCATGAGAAGATACATACTGAACAACAGAAAGAAGTCACCATAGTAGGCATAGTCCTTGCTGTGGCATTGTGGTATTCTATCAGTTGGTGGTCATTGCTCTTCATCTTGCTTTTCTATGGATTGTATTTCTTAGAATGGGCTATTAGCTTGCCACTCTACAAAAATGCAACAAGAGCATATCATGCTATATCATTTGAGAGAGAAGCATATGCTAATGAAGATGACTTTGTGTATCTTGAAAACAGGAAAAGATTTGCATGGCTTAAGCATGTGTTCAAATAAATAGATACACATTATTTAGTATGTCATATAGCAATGGAAGGATACTAGACTTAGATGATCTCTACTTGACAACATATGAGACTACCTATGAGTATAATCTTACCAGTATTAGTGTGATTAATCATGAAGAGCATAATGATTATTTTGGTGGAAACTATGATTGTGCCACTAACAATGCAAATGGTGACAATACAAGACATCTAAGCTCAACAAACAGGCTTAGACTAGCAACAAGGAAGAATGCTACAGATCTTGGCCTAAACACAATCACCCCCCCCCCTGCCAAACAAAAACCTCTTGCTCCCTGATGCAGCAAAGCCATTCTCATGGCGCATGACTTGGCCAAGCAACATACAATTCCAAAATGGGAAAATATTGAAGTTTAGGATACAGATTGTTAACCCAATTGAATTGTATTCTACTGGTTTGAATGATCTTATAATAATGGATGGCCAGAATTTTGTAGATAGAAGTCATCGTGGTTTGACATTCACTAATCCAGGAGATGACTATTATAGTCATGGGAGTTATTATAGTGCAGGTGTTATAGACAATCGTGATGAAACAGAAGAAAGCTTAGTCGAACCGCCTGGATGGGATCGCTATTGGTATGAAAGTTCAAGATTCTTTGGAGCAATCTACTATACAAATTGGATAGACTTCCCATCAAACTACACTTCTACAACATCCTTGACTGGACAGTTCACATTCAACTTCAAAGCATGGAGATTCATATCTTGGGATGACCATTATAATCCTAGGTTAAGGGATGGATTTCCAAGTGCATCATCAAACAATAGGCTAATGTACTCACTATGGTGTGTCATTGACTACATGGGCTATGACAACTCATATCGTGATAGCTTTTTGACAAGGAAAATAGTTTTCATTGGTGATGACTTGCACAACATACTAGACACTAGTGTGTATCCAGACAACCCAAGCAATTGGAGCACATTCATGAATAGCCCATTTGGCGTGAACTTCACGGGCATATGTGAAACCATTGCAAATTTGACTTGGTGGCGTGGAGTTGATGGCTGGTCTACATGGTATTCTACAGGCAACAAATTTCTCCCATTAGCTTTCCCATATGTGTGTGATCCTAATTCTAGTTCTATTGGCACAAATGGATTCATTGGCAATTTCACACGCTATACACCAATGACATTCAACAATGTGTTTGTGAAGAACAGGTTGAACATTGACCTTAGCAATGTCAAGCCATGGAACTTTGCCGTATACGAATATGATGATTATTGGGATGAATGGGATGTTGGTGATACATCTTGGTTTGCCAATGTATATGTTAGTTGACATCACATCTCACGCAATGACTTGACTGGCTCAAACCTGTTAGTGCCTAAGAACTCTGCAATGTCACCAAGGTCCCAGAACAAGTTGAACTTTCGCTTGAAGCTCTTGCCATCATAGAAGATGTAGTACTCATTCATGTCATTCTGGTAGTGGTCATACTTGTTCACTCTGATCAATGTGCCAATCACAGACTTTGCCTTAGTGTCTTCATAAGCTTTGATAGCTTGCTCTTTGATAGACTTCAAGTTGATGTTCCCAATCACTGTTGACTCAATGATTGGGTTATCACAAACAACTCTGTTGGATGTCACCTTGTGAAATGATATTGAGCTTCTCATTTTCCTATTGTTTTTTTCAACAAAACACAAACAAAGAAAGAATTCACATCTCTAGTCTGGTATTCCTGCATTTCAGAAATAGAAACTTCTTGCAAATAGTTCAAAGTTGTGAGCACTAAAACAATCAATTGTATGCTTTGTCAAGCTCAGCAAATGCATTCCATGTTGTTGGCGCATTAGCCATGCTGGCAATCTCAAGAAGGTCTTCACATAGCTGCTTGTACTTAGCTGTCTGCTGGACCATTGGTATCTGGACAAGGGTCATCACTATGTCATCATGGTCATATGACGCAGCATATGATCCATTGCCATTCTTGTCTTCAAAGTTCTCTATCTCAGATATTGCCAAGAAATCTCTCACAACAAGATATCTGTTCTCTACTAACAACTTGAACAATGAGCATGCTGTCACCTTGTTCTGTGCATTGAACTTTATCCCAGGCACTTGCTTAGTCTTCTTCACTTTGATGCCACCTTCATCAACTTCAAACCTAACTTTGTATCTAACTATGCAAGACAAGTCAAGCTCTTGTGCTATGTTGAACCTCCATGAGTACTCTCTCATGTAGTCTTGCTCATTCAAGTTCATCAAGTAGTTGAAGAACAATGCCCCATATGTGTTCCACTCTATAGAGAAGATGCACCTGCCAAGCTCTAGTGGGAACAGCTGGCTGGCTATTAGCCAGAACTCAAGGCTAGCCAGCTCAAGGTTCACAGTGTTAGAGTGCCAATACCCAACAAGCTCAAATCTGTCTTTGTCAACAATCTCAACTATTGAGAATGTTGTGTAGTCATTGGCACCACCTTCAGCAAGATCACAAAGCACCATGTAGAACTTTGCCCTCAATCTTGAGAAGTCATACCTTGGGTTGAAGAACAAGAACTCTGGATGCAATATTGACATGTTGAACTCGAGCTCTTCACCCATCTCTTCTTTGTACCACTTCACTAGTTGTGGTATTGACAAGAACTTCAGCTCATTGTCATGCATCTCTGCAAGCATGTTCCTGTTGATGATGCACTTGTCACTTGCTGAGAACTGTGTGCCATATTGGTAATAGAAGTTAGCCTCACCACCAAGGATTCCAATCATCTTCTGCTTCCACTCTTCTGTGCGCTTCTCCCAGCAATGCTTCTCCTGGTTGTACTCAGGCACTTGCCACCAGTCAACTTTGAATGGTGAATACCCATTCCAGTCTTTTCCTGTGGCATTAGCTCCTTTCCACAATGTGTAGAAGAAGTTGAATCCATTCTGTGTTGACATGATGCATACATTAGAGTCTGGTATTGTGGTGATAGTTGGGAGGATGTTCATGTAGAATGTCTGCACTTCAGCATTAGGGCACCATGCAAACTCATCAAGTATCAAGAAGTTTATTGTCTTTCCAAGCCCAGCAGTTGGTGAGAATGCCTCAGTGGATATGTTAGAGTTGTTGTCAAATGCCACCTCATGCTGGTTCCACTTGTATATGCCTGGCTTCAAGTAGTATGGCAGATACATGAACATGTCCTTTATCTTCCTCAGCAAGTCAACACCAGCAGCAGCTGACTTAGACAATATCAAGCCAGACTTGTCAATGTTGAACAGTATCTTCCACAAGCAGTATATAGCTGTCACAACTGATTTGCCAACTTGCCTACAGGCTACCCAGATACTGAACCGGTTTTCTTGCAAGTGGTGCAAGTATTCATGCTGGTAGTCACGAAGCACTATTGGCTGCAACCCTTCAGGTGTCATGACATAGCACTTAGATGCAAAGTATGTCACATCTTGCATGCACTTTATGTAGTCCTCTAGCTCTTCTTCTGTACGGTTGAACACGAGCTCAGGCTTCAATAGCTTAGTGTTGTTGCCTATGAATGGGTTCACTTTCAATGGCAAGCCTTTCTTCAATGCATCAACAGCAATTTCTAGTGACTTTGTTGACCATATGACTTGCTTTGCTTGCTCACCACCTTTGAGCTCTTTGACCGGATCAAATGTGTAGTTTAGATCTTCTGTGTACTTTGACATGTATGCCCCTTTGCATTGATATCCTATTTTTTAGCATTCCATTTAAAAATAAGGATATCAATGCAAACTAATGTGGTGACAATCAAAAGATCTTGTCTATTAGTTGTATCTTTCTTGATGCTATCTTGAAAGCTAGCTTAGTCACCTTGCAGCTGTTTGGCACATCAGTTGCAACTAAGTTGAGCCATATGGCAATCTTGCTTGCTAGCCAAGACATCATTGGCAAACTATGTTGAATATCTCTCTTATAGCCTTTGCATCATGCAATGCATTGTGCTTATGGCCACCAATCACCACTCCACTAGCCTCTAAGATCCCTTCACGTGACATGTCAAATGCTTCTCTCTCACTTACATTGAAATGCTTCGCAATGTCTTGGTTGATATCATGGCATGATGCACACACATTTCGTGGCAATGAGAAAGCATCACCAAACAAGTCGATGAACAATACCATGTCATAGTGGCAGACATCAGACACAAGCTGCACATCATCATATTGTGACACCCAGGTGGAAATAGCCTCTCTAACTTCATCCATTGAGCCATACACTCTAGTGTTGCCATTGCCATCATTCATGCAGAAGCTGTCCCCATTGTACTCCAGGTGTGCTATGACATTCTTCTCTATCCAATCATCACACTGTGCTCTCTCATAGTCTGCTAGCTCAGCATATAGTGTCTTTCCATCTTCAGCGACCATGCCAATGCTAACTAGTGTAGTGTCTCTCCTAAGGCCGGTGAACTCTGTGTCAAAGAATACTCTCATATATCTCTATGTTTTTCATTTCATTTTATTTGTGTTGTATGCCCAAGTTGGTGCTTCTATTGCTAGCCCTCGCTCAATCAAGTGGTTGTAGTCAAACATGTGCTTGTTTAGCCAATCAAATATCTTCACCACATCAATTGCATTTCTACTAATGCCATCACTAGGCTTGCTAATTGCATTGTACATGCTAGATAGCTCTTCTCTCTCTTCACTTGTCATTGAGCTCATAGGTCGCAACAATGGCCGAATGACAAACAACTGTATGCCAAGCCTCAAGCTGTCCAGGTGATCAAATGTCAAGATTGAGTTGAATCTCACATTCTCATTCTCTTCTTCAGTGCATTCTACAACAACATTGTAGATCACACGCGACGTCAAGTCTCTCAACAAGTCATTTCTCTCTTCTTTAGTCATGGTATGCATTGCTTTTGCTGTTGTGTGAACTAACACAACGCTAAAGACGTTGTATCTTCCTGCTTATCAAGTTTGCTTACAAATTTGTTATAAGCAATCTTTACAGGCCCTTTTATACTTGTTTGATCTGTTCCAGACCTATCAAGTCTA